CGGGCGTACCGACTGAAACCGCATCCTCTCAGGAAACATCTGGGTTGCCGTCTCGCATGTCGCCGCGAGGTTGGTTCCGTCGAAGAACCCGAACTTCAAATCCCCGTTCAGTCCCGCAAGGCGCGGCTCGCCGCCGTACCAGACGCGCGAGTCGAGCGAGTATGGTAGAGCGTCCAGCGTAGCCACCGCGTCGAGACCTTCCAACGTATAGCCGGGAGAGGCCATGTAGAGCAGCGCGGCGCTGGGGAACTCGGTTTCCACGAACTCACCAAGACGGATCGAATATGTGATGCCGTCCTGAAAAACAGTGCCGCTCGAAACGTCCTCCGCCTGGTAGCGCCAGTGGATCAACTGATTGACCGGATCGTAGGCGCCCTCAATGCCGTCAAAGACGGTGCCCGATGCGTTTTCGAGGAACGTCCGGCTTATCTTGTCCGCCCCGATATGTTCGGGAACCGCCATGCCGGGCGCATACATATGCGGGCCTGCCACGTCCCAGAAGAAACACGCACCCCGAATGGTCACGACCGACTGCGGATTAACCGCCCCAATGCCGTCCGCGATCTTGTTCATCGTATAGAGCTGGCGGTCTTGGGTGCGCGTCAGCAACCGCACCGCGTTGCGCTGGAGCACAATAGCGAGGCCATCGTTCAACTCACCGCCTGTAATCAATTCCTCGCCGTCCGGCATGGGCTGGCGAGCTGCAACGCCACCTTCCCAATCGGTGTGATCGTTCACGTCAGAGTTCTGCATCAGGCGGTTGTCGCCGTCGCAATCAAACGCGAACATGCAGTCGAAGATCGGCGCGATTGCGCGCGCCTTGGGAGCACCGACGATAGCCGCGAACGCGACGGGCGTTTCGATGTCGAGTTGGACTTGGCCGTCCGTGGTGTTGGTGAATACGGCATAGTTGCCGAACTGCGTAGCCACCCAATTGTCGCCGGACGTGCAGTTGTAGCCCGAACCGTAGGACAGGAAAGTGTAGTCGTTCTGCACGTTGTAGATATTGGTTCCGGTGGCGATGTAGGCGAGATACCCGCCGGCCCGCGTCACGACAGAGATACCGCCGCGCGGAGCCGCTGGAAGCACGCCAGCACTGTCAGCCACGGCAAGACCGGGCATGGGACGTGCCGACACGCCGTTCTGGTCCTTGCTCAGAATGACGTTGACGGTCCGCTTGGCGACACCTGGATTGGTGTCGGCCATATCAGGCCGGGGAAGACCGATAGGCAGCATTAGAACTGTGTCGGGATGATCTGGCCCGTCCCTATCTTGTCCTGCGTTGCACCCCTCAATGCGTCTAGGGCGTCTTTCTCGCCTATCCGCATCAGCGCGGCCATTTCAGGCTTGGGGAAAACATGGGTGTAGAGATACGCCTTGGACCGGCAGCGGATCAGCTCGTAGGCTTCCGTGAACCAGAGGTTATCGGCCTCATTGTCCGTCGCGGGCTCAGCCACCTTGACGTGACCGTCGAGCCGCACCGTGTAGGCAGCATCGGGCACACGGTAGAGGCGAAGCGCGCGGTTGATGTAGGCGAAGCGCGTCGGCCGTCCTGTCGCTGGGCCGGAACTGTCGATCAGCACTTCAAGGGACAGATAATCGATGGGCCAAAGCTGGTGCTGCTGAACACCTTCGAGCACGAACGCGCCGTCGATCTTGTAGAACTCGGTGGCGATCTCCTGCCCTGTTCCAAAGTCGTAGGTGTCAGTGCCATTGACTGTGGCGAACGTGACCGAGCGACTTTCATTGAAGAAGAAGCGCTTGGGCTGGTAGAACTTTATGGCAGTCGAGATTGCCGACAGAACGCGGGCACCGTCAGCGGTCGCATCGCGTTCCATGTCGTCAAGGATTTCGGTTTTCATCGCAGAGCGCGTGGTCATGTCTTTACCCTCGCCTTGCGCTTTGCCTGTGCGGCCTTCTTGCCGCGTTGCCGTTTCGGCTTAGGTGTCTTGGGCGGCAGAGGGGGTTCCTCCGTCGCCCAAATGAAGATGAAGGGGTCCATCAGTCCGCGAAGGTCGGAGCGGTGGCCGAGAAGACAATCCCGCTCACGATCCAGAGCGTGCCGTCGCAGATGACGTGGACGTATGTTCCCGCCTGCGGCGTGATGATCGTCATGATGTCGTTGGAGTTGCCGTCCGGGTACACCGGAACGAGCGTTGAACCAGAACCGGGCTCGTCGGAGTCGAGGAACTGCAAACCGCCGGTGTAGTAGTTGGTGGCGCTCTGCGTATCGAAAATCCAGTTCTGCGCTTCAGTCGCAACGGCGTTCGTGATGAAGCGGTATTCCAGGCCGGCAGAGGCGGCGGGAAGATCGATCGTGCAATCTGCCGTGAGGTTCGGAATGACGTGCGTCTTGCCACTGTTCGCAGCCAGCACGGTATAGGTGGCAGCATCGGCAATGGACACAAGGCCCGCCGATACGTCCGCCGCAGCATTGATTTCAGCAGCGGTTGCCGTGACCTGAGTGCCACCGATGTAGAGGGAGCCGACGCGGAAGGCCTTGTTGTTCCAGCGCGTCTCATTGTTCGCAATGGTTGCGACCATGGGAAGTCTCCGTGAATGGGAGGAAAGGGTTGGGGCGAGCCGCTAGACCCGCCCCGCGCTTAATCAGCCGTCATTGTCCAGAACGTACTGGATGATGATCTCGGCAGCGCCGGCAGAGACCGCGCCGGAACCGTCATTGAGCGTGACGGTTACGGTAGCGGGCTCGGTCTGCATGATGTTGGTCGTTGCGGCGAGCGCGTCGAGGGCGATGAAGCCAACAGCGGTTGCCACAAGGGCAGTCGCGTAAGCATTTGGATCAGCCGTCGAATTGCCGTCCTTGAAACCAACGTCAATGGTCGAGGTATCATCGAAGGCGGTCGTGATCATCGCGCCGCCGCCGACAACTACGGCGTTGGCAGGAAGATACCCGACCGTCACTTCATCACCCTCATCCGCGAACGTGATGCGCTTGCGGAGGGTGTGGACGACCTGGAGGTGCGTCTGACGGGCCGGAGCCTGAAGAGTATCAGTAGCCATTTTTCAGCCCTCCTTAGTGGGTCGTGCCGTAGGTGGAGAGAGTCAGCACGCCGAAGTCCGTCGAGTTGAAGATGTTCTTCTTCAGCCCCATGAGACCCTGCACCGAAACACCCAGCTCGCGGTCGTAATCGAACTTCTTCTCGACCCACTTGTAGGGCGAGGACTTCGAGAACTTCGAAGAGAAGCCGATGGACGCGGCCTGAGCACCGAGGAACAGTGCGCGCTTGACGGTGGTGATTTCCGCAGCCGTGGACGAATTGACGCCGTTGACGACATCCTCGTTCACGCGGAGCACCACGTTGTTGTAAACCCCGAGCGCCCCGGTGAAGATCGGGTTGTCCGAAGTCTGACCGCCCTGGATCGCGGCAAGCTGGATTTCGCGCCAGCCCATCGTGCCAGTATCGACCATGAGGTCGTACGCCTGCGTGGGATGCAGGTAGCAGACGTACATGTCCTTGCCGTTCACGCGGACCGGACGAATGCGAGGATTGGCGAGCATTGCCGCCTCTTTCGCCTTGTCGATCATCGTGAGCGTGAAGGTGTCGGACGAGCCGAGGCCTTCATCGGTCGTTACCGCAGACCCGGCAAAGAGCTTGCGGCCCGAAGACGGAGCGGTGACGGTGTTGAGGCCCTTGTCGATGGTGTTGAGGGTCTTGGCCGAACCGCGATAGGTCCACGTTGCGGCCGAGTAGCCGGACGCCTGGATGAAGAACATGCGGGACATGAGTTCCGCATACCAGTCGGCCAGACCGTCGCGAGCTTCCTCACGAAGGTTGAACAGAACGCGCTGCTGGTCGATGCTGTCTTCACCCTCAACGCGAACCGCGTGCGCGACCTCGTTGATGAAGAGGCTGTCCGAATAGGTGGACAGAGCTTCTTCATTGCCTTCGAGGGTCTGCGACTCGGTAACGCCGTCGCCAGTGAGCCGGGTACGCAGGCCCATGGTGATCTTGTCACCCTTGCCTTTGAACTCGGTCTTTTCCTGAATGATGCTGTTCGCGCCAGTGCCGATGAGCGGAGCAATTTCGAGGCCCTTCTTGACCTCGTGGTTCAAATCGCGCGCCCACAGCTTGTTGGACAGGGCATCATTCACGCCATAGGACGTGATTGCCATGATAGGCTCCAAAAGTGTGATGTTGTGGGGGTTGCGCGCCCTTTACCGTCCGCGCGGGACTAATGGCCTTGGTGTGCGGACCATCTCGCGTTCAGCACCGTGACGTGGGCCAATCGAAGCGGCATACGTGCCGAACCGTGTTCCTTACGGGAACAATTCGAAGCGGCTGTTAGGCCGCAAATGCACGCGCTACAGAGCCGTGCTTGGCCTTGTAGGCAGCAAATTCATCGTCGCTCATGTCGAGCAACTGTTCGGGCGAGATCGCGCCGGTAGCGGTGACGCCGCCGCCAGTCTTGCCGAGGCTCAGAGCCGCCTTGCGGGTTTCCTCGCGCTCGGTGATTTCGTCCACGACCTTTTTGTTCTCGACGGTCGGTTCGGGCTCCGCCTTGCGATAGCCGCGCTTGACGGCGAACTGATAGGCGCGTTCTGCCGGGTTGATGCCCGCCGCTAGCGCCTGTTGCGTGATCTGGCCCCATTCCCGCAGCACGAACTGCTGGCGCTGCTCTGGCGTGCTCAGCGGATACATCAGTTGCAGCTCTTC